TACAATTCAAACGTTAAAGAAAGAAATAAAAACGGACAAACTTCTAGCGGACTCTATTCTCTTTTCATCCCTATGGAGTGGAACTACGAAGGATTCATGGATACTTTTGGATTACCTGTATTCACTACGCCAAGAGATCCAATCCAAACAATCCAAGGTGGAACAGTTACTACAGGAGTAGTTGAACACTGGAACAATGAAGTAGAAGGATTAAAGCAAGATCAAGATGGTTTAAATGAATATTATCGTCAATTTCCTAGAACTGAAGAACACGCATTCAGAGACGAAACTAAAAATAGTTTATTTAATCTAACTAAGATCTACCAACAAATAGATTATAACGAGGAGATTAACAATGGAACATCTATAACTCAAGGTAGTTTCATGTGGGAAAATGGTATTAAAGATACTAGAGTATTATTTATGCCTAACAATAATGGAAGATTCTTTATATCTTGGGTTCCACCTAAAACTCTTCAAAATAGAGTGATATTAAAGAATGGAATAAAGTACCCTGGTAATGAGCATATTGGAGCGTTTGGCTGCGATAGTTACGATATATCAGGTACCGTAGATGGTAAAGGATCAAAAGGTGCTCTACACGGCCTTACTAAATTTAGTATGGAAGATGCACCTCCTAACCATTTCTTCTTAGAATACATAGCAAGACCTCAAACTGCAGATATATTTTTTGAAGAGATGTTAATGGCTTTAGCTTTTTATGGTATGCCTATATTAGCGGAAAATAATAAACCAAGATTACTTTACTATCTTAAGCGTAGAGGGTACAGAGGTTTTAGTATGAATAGACCTGACAAGCTTTGGAATAAATTGTCTTTAACAGAAAGAGAGATAGGTGGTATACCTAACTCAAGTGAAGATATAAAGCAAGCTCATGCTGCTGCTATAGAATTTTATATTGAAAACTATGTGGGTGAGTTAGAGAATGATTATGGCGATATGTACTTTAATAGTACATTGAATGATTGGAGCAGATTTAATATAACTAATAGAACAAAGCATGATGCTTCTATAAGTTCAGGTCTAGCTATAATGGCTTGTAACAAAAACAAATATAGACCATCTGCAGAAAGAATTAAAAAAGAACCTATAAATTTAGGTATAACAAGATACAACAATGAAGGATCTATTTCACAAATAATTAAATAAATGAAGATATCAAATACTTACAGCAGTTTTCCAGATCAGGTAGTACCAGACGAAGAGAAAAAAAGTTGGGAATATGGTAGCAAGGTGGCTAGAGCTATAGAAGGTGATTGGTTTAGTGGTACTAGATCAGGAGTAGAAAATAGATGGAATACTAACTTCAATAACTTTAGAATGCGTAGACTATACGCAAGAGCTGAACAACCTGTTCAAAAATATAAAGATGAGTTAGCTATTAATGGTGATTTGTCTTATTTAAATTTAGACTGGAAACCTGTGCCGATTATACCTAAGTTTGTTGATATAGTTGTTAATGGTATGGATGATAAGCTTTATGATGTTAAAGCTTTCTCTCAAGATCCTGAATCAAGAAAAATTAGATCAAAATACGCTGAAGATATCTTAAGAGATATGCAGGCTAAAGAATTTTTACAAAATTTACAAGGAGCTGTAGGTTTAAATCTTTTTAATACTAGTGACCCTGAAGAGCTACCCGAGAATAAAGAAGAATTAGATCTTCATATGCAGTTAAGCTATAAGCAGGCAAGTGAAATAGCTTGTGAAGAAGCTATAAACAATACTTTAGAATTTAATAAGTACGATCTAACAAAGAGAAGAGTAATAGAAGACTTAGTAGTGTTAGGTATTGGGGCGGTAAAAACAAACTGGAACGAGTCTGAGGGTGTAACTGTTGATTATGTAGATCCTGCTAGATTAGTTTATTCATATACTGAAGATCCTAATTTTGAAGATATATGGTACGTTGGAGAGGTTAAGAGTATAACTTTACAAGAGATTAAAAAAGAGTTTCCACATCTTAGTAAAACTGATTTAGAAAGACTTCAAAGATATCAAGGTAATAGTAACTTTCTTTATAATTACAATGGAAGAAATGACGGTAACTCTATATATGTTTTATATTTTGAATATAAGACTTATAGTGATCAAGTTTTTAAGATCAAAAAAACACCTACTGGTTTAGAAAAATCTTTAGAAAAACCTGACACTTTTAATCCACCCGATAATGAAAACTTTGATAGAGTTAGTAGATCTATAGAAGTATTATATAGTGGTGCTAAAGTTTTAGGTTATGATGAATTACTTAGATGGGAGTTGTCTGAAAACATGACAAGACCTAAGTCTAACTTGGTTAAAGTAAATATGAATTATAACATATGTTCTCCTAAGTTATATATGGGTAGGATAGAAAGTTTAGTTAGTAGAATGATGGGTTTTGCTGATATGATTCAATTAACTCATCTAAAGATTCAGCAAGTAATATCTAAAATAATACCAGATGGTGTGTACTTAGATGTTGATGGATTAGCAGAGGTTGACCTAGGCAATGGAACAAGTTATAATGCCAAAGAAGCTTTAAACATGTATTTCCAGACTGGTAGTATATTAGGTAGGTCTATGACTACCGAAGGAGATCCAAATCCTGGTAGAATACCTATACAAGAATTACAGTCTAGTTCCGGTCAGGGAAAAATGCAATCATTGATATCTACGTATCAATATTATTTGCAAATGATAAGAGATGTAACAGGACTTAACGAAGCTAGAGATGGTAGTCAACCTAACTCAGACTCATTGGTAGGTTTACAAAAGTTAGCAGCAGCTAATTCTAACACAGCGACAAAACATATTTTAAACTCTTACCTATACTTGACTATAAGAACTTGTGAAAACATTGTACTAAGAACATCTGACTCTTTAGAATACAACTTAACTAATGAAGCTTTAAAGAATAGTATATCAACTTGGAGTGTTGGTCAATTAGACGACCTAGCTGATATGCATTTATATGATTTTGGTATATACTTTAATTTAGTTCCAGATGAAAAAGAAAAAGAACAATTAGAGATGAATATACAAGCCGCAATACAAAGTGGTAGTATAAATCTTGAAGATGCAATAGACATTAGGCAGATACACAATCTTAAACTAGCTAATCAAATGATTAAGCTAAAACGTAAGAAAGCTGCTGAAGCTGCTCAAAAGGCTAATGAAGCAAATATAGCTGCTCAAGGAGCTGCCAATGCCCAAGCTAGTGAAGCTGCAGCTATGGCAGAGGTGCAAAAGAAACAAGCGACTATGGATGTTGAACTTAAGGTTGCAAAAGGTAAATCTCAATTTGAAATAGAAAGAATGAGAGTTGAAGCTCAAATAAAAAGAGAATTAATGGAGCTAGAGTTTAATTATAATATGCAACTTGGTCAGCAAAAGGTTATTGCTGAAGGAACTAAAGAAAAAGAAATAGAATCAAGAAAAGATAAAAGAACTAGAATTGTAGGAACATAGCAAAGTAAAATGATAGATCAAAAGAAAAACGATTTATTACCTATAAATTTTGAAGAAGAAAGTGCTATGGAAGATGCTCAACCAGCGAGTGAAATTAGTAATCCACCGCTAGCACCTGACAATATGTAGATTACTAAATTATATTATTATATTATATTATGGACGAAAAAACAGAACAAGAGGGTACGTTCAAGGTTAAAAGAAAACCTGGAAGACCTAAAAAATTACAAAAAAAAGAAGAGGTAACTAAATTAGATTTAAAACCTAAAGAAGAAGAAGTTAAAGAACAAGAAGTTACTAAAGTAGAGCTAGAGGAAATAAAGCCAGAACCAGAGGTTGTTGAAGATAAAAAAGAAGAGCCGGTGGAAAAAGAGGTTGTTGTTATAAATGAACAACCAAAAGAAGAACCTGTGCAAACTAAAAAGTTTGATGAACCAGAAACTAAGCCTAATATAACTTTACCAGAAAACGTAGAGAAATTAGTTTCATTCATGAAAGATACAGGAGGCACTTTAGAAGACTATGTTACGCTAAATAAAGATTACGACAAATACGATGATACTTTATTAGTTAAAGAATATTATAAAAAAACTAGACCACATTTATCAGATGAAGAAGTTAATTTTCTAATGGAAGATAACTTTACTTTTGATGAAGAAGTGGACGAAGAAAGATTTGTAAAAAAGCAAAAGCTTAAATACAAAGAAGAAATTGCAAAAGCCCGAACATTTCTGGATAAGATGAAAAGTAACTACTACGATGAAATCAAGTTGAGACCATCAGTTACTAATCAACAGCAGAAAGCTATGGATTTTTTCAATAGATATAACGAAGAACAATCAACATTACAAAGTAAGAGGGATGCGTTTGTTAATAATACTAAAAACTATTTTCAAGAAAAATTTGAAGGTTTCGATTTTGAAGTTGGAGATAAAAAATTTAGATATAAAGTTCCAAACACAAATGACGTAGCAGATAATCAAACAGACATAAATAAGTTCACTGAACAGTTTATGGATAAAGATGGTAACATCATTGATTATGCTGGATATCATAAAGCTCTTTACTCTGCAAGAAACGCTGATCGTATTGCACATCATTTTTATGAGCAAGGCAAAGCTGATGCTACTAAAAATATAGTACAAAATTCCAAAAACATAAATGCTTCTCCTAGATCGGGTGACAAAGGAGAAACAATGTCTAATGGTTGGAAAGTAAGAGCAATAACAGGCGCAGATTCTACTAAGTTAAAAATTAAAAAAAGAACATAAATAAAATTAAAACTTAAAAATTATGAGTTTATCAGGAGGAGCTGTTCCACCAAGTTTAAAACCGATGCCGAATCAGGTTACTGTTCAAGACAATTATATTGACTTCAACAATTTACCAGCAGGTGTAGAACAATGGACACAGCAATATTTACCAGAGCTTTACGAAGCAGAGGTAGAAAGATACGGAAACAGAACATTATCTGGTTTCTTAAGAATGGTTGGCGCTGAGATGCCAATGACATCGGATCAAGTAATTTGGTCTGAACAAAATAGATTACACGTTGCTTATGATGCAGTAACTGTAGCTACTGGTGGTGGTGGAAACAAAATTCTTGTTACTATTACTCCAGGAGCTGGTAACCCTGCAACTTCAGGTATTAGAGTTGGTAACACAATTTTAATTTCTGACAATGCTACAGGTTTAGTAACTGTTAAAGCTTTAGTAACTGAAATCAACTTAGTTGGTGGTGTTGCTACTGGATACAGCCTTGATTGTGAATTGTATGAAAGTACTTTTGCTAATATTCCAGGTGGTATTGTAACAGGTGCTGCTTCAAATAGTGTGTTTGTGTATGGTACTGAATTTCCAAAAGGAAGTAACGGTATGTCTGGAGCTATTGAGCCAGGTGTAACTACTTATGCTAACTCTCCAATTATCTTAAAAGATAACTATGAGTTGAGTGGTTCTGACGCTGCTCAAATTGGTTGGATCGAAGTTGCTACTGAAGATGGAACATCAGGATACTTATGGTATCTTAAAGCTGAAGCTGAAACAAGATTGAGATTTGAAGATTATCTTGAAATGGCTATGGTTGAAGGTGAGAAAATGACAGGTACTGTTGCTTTCGGTGCTAACTTTGGACCAGGTGGTGCTTCTCAAAACATCAAAGGTACAGAAGGTTTATTTGCTGCTATCGAACAAAGAGGTAATGTATACTCTGGTTTTGCTGGTGCTGCTGCTCCAGGTTCTGGTGCATTAGGAGATTTCGATGAGATCTTAAAGCAATTAGATAAGCAAGGTGCTATTGAAGAAAACATGTTATTCTTATCAAGACAAACTGCTCTAGATTTTGATGATATGTTAGCTGCTGTTAACGGAGCTTACGCTTCTCCACAGTCTGCTTCTTACGGTCTTTTTGACAATGAAGCTGAAATGGCTCTTAACTTTGGTTTCAATGGTTTTAGAAGAGGTTCTTATGACTTCTATAAAACTGATTGGAAATATCTAAATGATGCTACTACTAGAGGATTAGATAACGCTATTGATGGTGTTATGATACCAGCTGGTACATCTACAGTATATGACCAAATGATGGGATCAAATATTAGACGTCCTTTCTTACATGTAAGATATAGAGCTTCTGAAACTGAAGACAGAAGATTCAAAGCTTGGATCACTGGTTCAGTTGGTGGTGCTTATACTACAGATCTAGATGTATTAAGAGTTAATTTCTTATCTGAAAGATGTTTAGTAACTCAAGCTGCTAATAACTTCGTGTTATTTAAAGGAGCTTAATTAATTTTAAACATTTAAAAAAATAAGAAAATGGGATACTTAAAACAAGACGCTATATTAGTAAACTGTGACAATGTTTGTGAAATTGAAACTGGAATTTCATCTAATGATTTAACAGTAAAACTATCATGGCCAGTAAATTCAAGTACTAATGTACTTAAAGGAACACTTACTTTTACAAAAGGAGGAAGTAATTCTTTCACGAAATCAGCAGCTCAATATGGAGCTATATTTGCTGACGCTATCGCTTTAGGTGGTGGTATTGTTTCTGGAAGCATTGCTATTCCAGTTGTAGAAGAAGAGGTAACTGCTACCGGTGCCGCTGTTGGTGCTATAGCACCCTCTTTCGCTGTAGCTTTTGCTGCACCTTGATAAGGTAAAATAACAAGATCCCGCTTCGGCGGGGTCTTTTTTAATTATTATATTATATTATATTATGGAAACAAAAGAAAATAAATCTCAAGCAAAAGAAGCTTGGGAATACAAAGATAAAAATTACTATTTATTAGGTAATAAAACTCCTTTAACTTATACTATACCTACTAGACATTCTCGTAGATATCCTTTAGTTTGGTTTGATAAAGAAGCCGGATATGAAAGAGAATTAAGATATGCAACAAATCAAAGTTCTATATTTGTAGATGAACAACAGGGTCAGGTGACTCTTAAGCATATCATATTTGAAAAAGGACATTTAATGGTACCTAAAGAAAAAAGAAATTTACAAGAGTTTTTAGAACATCATCCACATAATGGAGTTATATATCAAAAGTATGACCCAGTTGTAGAAGCTGAAGATGATTATCAAGAGTTAGAACTTGAAGTTGCTGCTATGAATATAGCTTACGAAATGGATATAGACCAAGCAGAAGCTATATTAAGAGTAGAGCAAGGTTCTAGTGTATCAGATATGGGTTCTAAAGAATTAAAAAGAGATCTACTACTATTTGCTAAGAGCAATCCTAGATTGTTTATAAATTTATCAGAGGATGAAAACGTTATACTTAGAAATTTTGGTATAAACGCTGTAGAGTCAAATATCATTAAATTGTCTGGAGATAATAAAACATTTTCTTGGGCTAGCAATGGTAGAAAGTTGATGACAGTACCATTTGACGATCATCCATATACAGCTTTAGCTTCATGGTTTAAAACTGATGAAGGTATAGAAGTATATAAGTCAATAGAGAAAAAGTTAAAATAACAAGTGATTATATATAAGGCGGCTATGCGGCCGCCTTTTTTATTTATAAAAATATTAAAATGGCTATAAACGTAAACACGGTATACACCACAGTACTTAGTATTCTAAACAAAGAACAAAGAGGTTATATAACGCCTTATGAGTTTAATCAATTAGCTACTCAAGTGCAGCTTGAAATTTTTGAAAGTTATTTTGAAAATTTAAATCAACAATTGAAAGTTGGTGAAAACGCTAGTGAATACGCTAACAGAGTAAAGTTATTACAAGAAAAAATATCTAGATTTGAAGTAGAAGAAAACATAGCTGTAGCAGCTAGTGTAGCTGATTTATCTACCTTAACAGAAACTTTACATAGACTTGGAACTATACATTTTAACAACTTGTCTTATTTACCTGTAGAAATACAGCAAGTTACTAAACACGAGTTCAACTTAAATAGAAGGTCTAAACTAACTGCTCCATCATTAGACTGGCCTATATATTATAAAGAAGGTAATAAAATAAGAATAGAACCAGCTGAGACTTCTACAGTTGCTCAAGCTAAGTATACTGTAGAATATATTAGAAAACCTAAAGACGTGGTTTGGAACTACACACTAGGAGGCGTAGGCCAATACTTGCATAGTACAGCTGCTCCTAATCAAAACTTTGAAATAGATGACACTGATCAAACAGAAGTTATATTGAAGATACTAATGTACTCTGGAGTAGTTATAAGAGATCAAGAGATAATACAAGCAGCTTCTGGAGCTGCAGCAAGACAAGATCAATTACAATCAAGCTAATAAGAAATGGGACTAATTAAAGAAACTAACGCTCAGTATTACTCAGGTCAAACTGTTGTTGGACCAACTGCAAATACAAATGTATTTTCGTTTAAACTAGCTGAGACAACAAGTACTAATGGGTTTAACACTGAATTAGTAAGTGCTTACGGTTTACCATTAGCAGGTGGCAAATATACTAGAATATCAGAAACATCTAATTTTACTATACATAATTTAACTACTAATACTATAGTGCCAGAAGATGAAGCAATAGTTTCTAATGTTTCTACAAATGAAGTTACTATAGTAACAGCTGTTGCGGCTGGAGATTTTGTTTTATGTCAGTTAAAAGAAAACGCAATAGATGCTAATCATGGTAGTTATAGCTACGTATCTTTAAATGATATAATAGATAACTTTATGGTAGCTTACACTGGTCAAGATCAAATACTAACTAGTGTTAAAAGATCTCAAGTTTTATTTCATGCTAAAAGAAGTATTCAAGAATTTTCTTATGATACTTTTCCAGTTATCAAATCTCAAGAATTAACTGTTCCACCAAGTTTATCTGTGCCTATACCACAAGACTATGTAAACTACGTAAGAATAGCTTGGGTAGATGGTAATGGAATTTTACACACTATAAATCCACAATATGGCTTAAGTGCTAACCCTACTGAATTACCTGTACAAGACAGTGATGGCGTACCAACTCAAAGTTCGTTTGGTAATAATATAAACGCAGATCAATCTTTTACAGAAAAGCGATGGGCTAATACAAATGATGCTAATATAACAGGTAATTACGATCCATTTGAAAACCAAGGTGTTTATGATTATATATGGTGGAAACAAGCTTACGGTCAAAGGTATGGTTTAATACCGGAGGTTAGTAATGTTAACGGTTGGTTTAGTATAAATGATAGGACTGGATCAATATCTTTATCAAGTGACTTAGCTGGTAAATTAATTATAGTGAAATACATATCAGATGGTTTAGGCTATGACAAGGACATGAAGATACCTAAGATGGCGGAAGAAGCTATGTACATGTCTATGATGTATAACATAATAGCCTCAAGAAGAGATATAGATCCTGGTAGTAAAGCTTTTTATAAGAGAGAAAAATATGCTAAAACTAGAAATGCTAAAATAAGATTACAAAATCTTAAATTAGACGAGATAGTACAAGTTTTTAGAGGTCAATCTAAATGGATTAAACATTAAATAAATGGCAAGAAAATCTAATCATACCTTCGTCGAGTCTAAAATGAATAAAGATCTCGATGCAAGATTACTTAAATCTGGAGAGTACAGGGACGGTGTAAACGTATCCGTAAGTAGATCAGAATCCGATGACGTTGGAGCATTAGAAAACATACTTGGTAATGAATTTATAAACGATCTACAACAAGAACGTGGTAATCCATGTCAAATAATAGGTTGGTATATAGACACGACGTTTGATAGAATATTTTTATACCTAACTAATTTTCAAGATAATTCTTCAGATCAATTATCTAACTTTGCTCCTTATGATTCTGTAAACAAAATAGTATATTTCAATACTAAAACAGGGGCTTCTCAAACAATAGTATCAGGTAGTTTTTTAAACTTTTCGATAAACAGTAGAATAAACGACTCTAATATGATAGAGAATTTATTATTCTGGACTGACAATAGAAATCAACCTAGAAAAATAAACGTAGACACAGCTATAGCAGACCCTAGCTATTACTTTAACGAAGACCATATATCTGTAGCTAAGTATTATCCACATAAAGCAATTAGCTTAACAGATACTTCTACGGTAGAAGACGTGGTTTTGGTTAATTCTAGTACAGGTGCTAGTGTGGCAAATAGATATAACGCTATATACCCTTTCTTCATATTAACAAACACGCCATCAAGTAGTATAATCAACTTACTTCAAGATGATTTAGGTTTAAAAGGTTACGTAGAAGCTAATGATGGAAGTAGATACGAATTTAAACTTGCCTTTTTTCAAAAAGATGGAGCATCAGGCGTAGTAACATTAACTGAGAGATTGCCTGGATCGTATGCTGGTGACTATATGATATTTGTTGATAGAGATTTAAGCAGCGCGTTAACTCTTACTGATGTTGAAAATGGAGGAAGCGAAACAAGATATAAATTAGTTTTTATAGAATCCACAATGAAAGATGTTTCTAGTCCTTGGCTAGAACAAGATCAAGTTAAATTAAAAATTGATAGTGTTGTAGATGGTGGTTTTGGAACTGTTGTTGATTATGCTGATAATCCAAGTCTTGGAAATTATTCATCATTACTGTATTATTATGGAACAAGAAGCACAGTGGTTGATTTAGACGATGATGCTGGAAGCACACCTGGTGTTGGACCTACTTTCGCCGTGCTTGATGGTTTTCCATTAAATAACATTCTTCTTACAAAAGCAATTTTTCCCAGAATAAAACACCATAAAATTCCGGAAAATAAATATATTATATGTTACTTCGTCACCACGGGATCTGGTAAATTTAAAATGAGTTTTGCTGAATTACCTTCACTAGAGGATGCGTCTAATCTTTTAGGTGTTCAGTTAGTAGCTGATTATGGTTTAGCTGCTGGAGATATAATAACTTATCATTGGCCTAATAAATACTATGACCAACAGTTTCCTGGTGATCCAAATTTTTTAGAAGATAAATTTATAAGATTTGCTTACAGATTTAAGTATGACGATGGAGAATATTCTATAATTTCTCCTTTTACACAAAGTGTTTTCATACCAAAACAAGATGGTTATTTTTTAAACACTGTAGGTAGTACTCCGTCTAACCCAACTGATTTTAATAAGTTTGTTGGTCAAGAACAATTAGCTGGTCAAAATACAATTGTTGACTTTTTTGTAAATAAAGTTAGTCAAGTAAAATTAAATATACCTTTAGAGTTTCAGGCTAATCAATTAAAGTCCAAGCTTAAAGTAAAAGAAATAGATATACTATATAAAGAATCTGATGGGCTATCACTTAAAGTTGTAGAAACATTAGATATTGATGACTATTCAAGTGATACAAGTAAGTCTATAAGTTACAACTACCAAAGTAGAAAGCCTATAAAAACATTACAAGATAGTGAGATAAGTAGAGTTTATGACAATGTTCCTATAAGAGCTAAAACACAATCCACTTCTGGTAATAGAATTATATATGGTAACTTTTTTGATAGACACACTTCTCCTTTAGCTTTAAATTATCAAGTAGGTGTAAGTTCTAAGTTTACATCTTCGTTTGTTAACACTACTAATAGCCATGTAGCTTATCCTAATCATACTTTAAAACAAAACAGGAACTACCAAGTAGGTATTATACTTTCTGACAGGTATGGAAGATCTACAGATGTTATACTTTCTACAGTTGATGCTACTGCTTTTGAAGAAAAATCAGGTATATATGCAAACTCTAGAATAAGTTTTGGAGGTTCAACTGTTTATTCAAAGTATTTTGATTCTGTAGTAAATTTATTTTCTTCTTACCAAAATTATAATCCAACGCCACAAGCTAACATATTAACAACACCTAATCCTAAGGCAGGAATTATAGATTGGCCTGGTGATTCTTTAAAAATTAGATTTAATGATTTAATTCCAAGTTCAATAAGCAACTTAACAGGTTATCCAGGTTTGTTTAGAACTCCAATAACTAATGGAGGTATTCAAATATTGACAACAACGGTTAATGGTGATGGTACTGAAACTTGGACTATTGAATATGTAAGTGGTGTTATTGGAACTATAGCACCAGGTGATATAATTGAATGGAACAGATTAGCGAAAGGAACTACAGTATCACTAGATGAGGCAGAGGTTTTATCATTTGAAGTAACAAATTCTGGGAGCGGTTTAGCAACTTTCATTGTTAAAAACTTTGCGGTTGCATCACCTGCTATCAATACTTTGGCAGATGCTTTTAGTTCTAAAAATCCATTAGGTTTTTATAGCTATAGAGTTGTAGTTAAACAAACTCAGCAAGATTATTACAATGTATATTTACCTAGTTTACTACAAGGTAATCCTGTAGTAAAACCGTACAAATTATTCTTAAAAAAACAAACTGCTTTTACAAAAATTCTAGAAGTAGATGATACTAAACATCCAACACCAGGTACTTTCCCTATATTAGAAGGTCAAAAAGTCGAAGGTGATGCTTACTACATAGAGGAACCAGTTGGATCAGGAAATTGGGTTGTTAGAACCTTCAGCGTTGTTGTTACGAATATTATAAATGACTTTCAGTTTGAAGTAGATCAAGCTGTTAAAGTCGCTGGTGTAGATAATAGTACTCCTAATGGAGGTGATGTAAAAGAATCTGATTTTACGTCTGTTGCTAGTAGTTCTACTTTAAATGTTACTACTTTATTAACAGATAACGCTAATAAAATAGCTCCTGCTTTAAATGAAACAACTCCAGTTCAACAACAATATTCTACTAGTAATACAAGAATAATACCTAGAGTTGCTTTAAATAATTTAACCACAATACCAAATGTTCCTAACTCTACAGCTGCTCCATCTACTTTTCCTATATTCCCAGGTGAAACTTCTTTAAACGTAAGAGCTATAGGTAATTTTGAAGCTATGTTTGTAGATGGTAAATACGCAGGTTTATGGCAGGCTGATACTGATCCGCCGACAGCTGTTATTGAAAATAAATTTCAATTAGGTAGAGATGCTCAAACAGCTTTAGGTTTAGCTAAAGAGCTTTATCAAGCCGCTATATATGAAACAGCTCCAGTAGAATCTGCTTTAGAAATATTTTTTGAATCATCAACAAGTGGTAAAATAGAAGATTTAAATTTTGAAATAAGCTTTGGCAGAGATATACAAGAAACAGAGTTTTTTAACTCTATGTGGATGAAAAGAATAGCAACGTTTCAACCAACATCTCAAGGAGATAACTTTGGTTCTAGAGGAGCTGGATCATCTCCAGGTACTGGAGTTTGGCCATTAAGTAATGTTTACGCTCCACCACAGACTTATTTGCCAGCAACTGGTACAGGTTTTCCAGCGTTTAATGCTTCTTTGCAAAACTATAACTGGTACATAGAAGAGTCAAGAATAAGAGGAGGTTTTAATAATGCAGCTATGGATATTGGAGCTAGAGCTTTTTTAGACGAAGAAGAACCAATACAACAGCATAGATTTAATGCTTTAATATACTCTGGTTTGTTTAACTCTAGAACAGGTTTAAATAGAACTAACGAATTTCCAGTTGGAACTGTTATAACTAAAGCGGCTAATCCAGAATATGGTAGTATACAAAAGATATACGCTGAGGAAACTAACTTAGTTGTGTTGCAAGAAAACAAGTGCCAAAGAGCTTTAATAGATAAAGATACTATATATACATCTGAAGGTGGTACACAAACACAACCATCTGGAACTGTAATAGGTCAAATAACTCCTTACGCTGGTGAATATGGTATAAGCAAGAATCCTGAAAGTTTTGCTATATATGGTTATCAAAAATATTTTATTGATAGAAATAGAAATGCAGCCTTAAGATTGTCTCATAATGGATTAACAGAGGTGTCTGAATACGGTATGAGAGACTGGTTTAGAGATAATTTAGCTAACATGCAAGATGGCTTTGATAATTCATTTGACTTTCCATTTACAGTGACTGTACCTACAACTAATCAAAGCTTTTTTGATTATACAGCTAGTGCTACGGATTTGAAAAATAATACTTTTGTAGGTAGTGAGGTTAAAATAAATATTGGGGGAGTCTTTACTTCTACTGGTGTTTTTGTAACTGAAATAGATGACGCTGTTAGTAAAATATACTTAACAAACAATGTTAATTATTCATCAATGACTAATGGCGATATTAAATTAATATCTAAAAAT